CTCGTGGATTTGGTAAATCCTATCTCTTAGCGGTATATGGTATTTTAAAATGCATTCTCATTCCTGATACTAAGATTGTTATCGTAGGTGCGGCCTTTAGACAAAGTAAAGTTATTTTTGAATATATGGATACTATATGGCGTAATGCTCCTATTTTACGTAGTGTATGTTCCGATAATAGCGGTCCACGTCGTGATGTAGATAGATGTACTATGCGCATTAATGATAGCTGGGCTATGGCAGTTCCTTTAGGAGATGGAAGTAAGATAAGAGGTTTGCGTGCTCATACTATTATTGCTGACGAATTTAATAGTATTCCTGTAGAGATCTATGAGACTGTTGTTGCTGGTTTTGCGGCGGTTTCTGCAAATCCTACCGACAATGTTAAGCAAGCAGCTAGAAGAAAGTTATTGCAGGATTCTGGCAAATGGGATGAGACTATGGAAGTTGATTATAAAGATCGCCAAACCAATCAGTCTATTATTGCTGGAACTTGTGGTTATGGCTTTGAACACTTTGCTTCTTATTGGAAGAAATATAAATCGACTATTCAGACCAAAGGTGATTTTCAAAAAGCAGCAGAAGAAGCTGGAGATGACGTATCAGATGAAGTTCCTGAATATATGAAGCGTTTAGATTGGAAATCATTTTCAATTGTGCGTATCCCTTATGAGCTGATTCCCGAAGGATTTATGGATGATCAACAGGTGGCACGTTCTAGAGCAACCATGCATAATGGTATATATCAAATGGAATATGGAGCATGTTTTACTTCTGATAGTCAAGGCTTTTTTAAAAGAAGTTTAATTGAAGGTTGCGTAGCTCATGATAGAAATTGTTCTACTGCGGGATGGTGTAATTGGTGCGTTAACCCTTTCGATCCTATGACCAGAGGTAATCCAGACTTGAAGTATGTGTTTGGTATTGATCCTGCATCTGAGCAAGATAATTTTGCTTTGATTATTATTGAAATACATCCAGAGCATCATAGGGTTGTATATACGTGGACCACCAATAAAAAGGACTTTCAGAGTCGTAAACGTATTGGACTAACAGAAGAAAATGATTATTACAGTTTTTGTTGTAGAAAAATTAGAGAATTATATAAAGTATTTCCTTGCGTTCGTATAGGTATAGATTCACAGGGTGGTGGTTATGCTATCGCTGAAGGCTTGCGAGATAGTGATAAGCTTTTCTCTGGTGAACGTCCCATACTTCCTATTATTGAAGATAAAAAAGAAAAAGATACAGATAGGATTGCGGGAGATCATATTGTTGAATTAATTAATTTTGCTAAAGCAGAATGGACATCTCAAGCCAATCATGGGCTTAGAAAAGATATGGAAGATAAGGTATTGCTATTGCCAAGATTTGATACCTTAAGTCTTAGTTTGATGAGTGAAAAAGACAAGATATCTTTCAAACAATTAAAAGATAAAGTAGGAGAATCTAATGCTTTACGGTTATATGATACTTTAGAAGATGCAGTTATGGAAGTTGAAGAGCTGAAAGACGAGTTAGTGACAGTTGTAGTTTCTGTAACTGCTGGTGGTCGAGAGCGATTTGATACACCAGAAATTAAAACTAATATTGGCAAAAAGGGGCGTATGCGTAAAGATCGTTATAGCGCATTAGTTATTGCCAATATGATAGCTAGACAATTACAAAGAGAAATACCTGCTCCTGCATACAGCAATATTGGAACTGTCATTAAACCGGGCACGTTTCAAACAAGCCCTTCAAACAAGATGTATGTGGGTCAAGAGTGGGCGGCAAACATGAATCACAATACTTGCTTTGCAATTAAGAGAAATTAAAACAGTTGGTGTAATCTACAATAGGTATTGATTCTAATTCAATTACTATTACTTCTATAGGATAACAAAGTGACAAAAAAATCTTCTCCAAATGCAAAAGTAAACTTCCCTCCAGATGGTCCAGCTTATGTGAGTTGGGATGGTACGAAGGCTGAACGTAATGCTTCTTTGAAGGTCTATACCAATGCTATTCAAGAAGCTGCTACCGCATCTCAAGGTTCTCGAACTAGGAATTTCTCGGATTTAACTACTCATCTCAGTGGAAGACCCGGCTTAAGAGGTTCTGATTATGATTATTTCAGACCGGACCAAGCTATTCCTGAAAAACATAAGGATATTATAGCTTTTGCAAGGACAGCGTATAGAAGGATAGGGTTGATTCGAAATTCTATTGATCTTATGGGGGATTTTGCTTGCCAAGGTGTACGCTTAGTTCATCAAAATAAGCGTGTAGAAAGGTTCTATAACGATTGGTTTAGTCGTGTAAAGGGGAAGGAAACTTCTGAACGGCTATGCAACCTTTTGTTTCGAGAGGCAAATGTACCTATAAGAATGCATACTGCTAAAATTAATAAGCAAAAAAGGTTAGAAATGCAACGATCAGTTGCCTCTCCTGATATGAATGCAGACATTAAGCTTTCTAGCTTTTCTAAAGGCGAGATTCCTTGGCAGTATTCTTTTATTGATCCCCTAACAGTAGAAGTTGTTGGAGGCGCTCTTGCTTCGCTTGTTGGGGATCGTAAATATATGATAAAGTTACCATCTAATATTGCTAATATGATTAGAAAGTTGCGTAATTCTACTAATGCTCGAGAAAGAGAACTATTATCTCAAATTCCTAAAGAAATTTTAGAGGCAGCGGAAAATAAACAGGGTGTCTTACTCCCTCCCGATAAAACATTTGTTTATTTTTACAAAAAAGACGATTGGCAAGAATGGGCTGATCCCATGACTTATGCATGTTTTAACGATCTCATTCTATATGAACGACTTAAACTTGCAGATAAAACAGCCTTGGATGGAGCTATATCTAAAATAAGAATTTTCAAGCTTGGTAGTTTAGATCACAAGCTAGCACCAACTCCCGCTGCTGCTTCTGCTTTACAGTCCATTTTAGGATCAAATGTAGGTGGTGGAACAACGGATATTGTTTGGGGTCCAGATATTGAGTTACTTGAAACTGGCACTGATGTACAAAGGTTTTTAGGTGAGGAAAAGTATCGTCCTACCCTTATGGCTATCTATGCTTGTTTGGGCATTCCTCCGACTCTAACCGGCACATTTGGAGCTAGCGGCACAACTAATAACTTTATTTCTTTAAAAACTTTAACCGAGAGATTAAACTATGTTCGGAATATAGTATTATCTTTTTGGAATCATCAGATTAAAATTATTCAAGAGACAATGGGTTTTAGATTTCCTGCTCAAGTAGAATTTGACTTTATGTATCTTGATGATCCTGCGGCCATGACCAATCTATTATTAGCAATGGCTGATAGAAATATTGTTAGTGATGAGTTTGTTCAAAGGCATATTAAGGCTAAACCAGATATTGAGCAAAGAAGGGTTATGTCGGAAAATAGAAGTAGAGATAGTAAAAACCTTGAAAAGGTTAGTCCATACCACTCTGTAGATAAAGAGCATGGATTAGAGAAGATTGCATTGCAAACGGGTGTGGTTTCTCCCAGTCAGGTTGGTGTAAAGTTGAAAGATAAAGATGGTGATGAATCTGCATTAGAACTCAGACGACCAAAAGAAACTCCTCCGTCAGAACCTGTGGACGAACCAGACAACACGAACGAGCCCGGAAGACCCAAAAATTCAAGAGATATTGAGCCTAGAAAGCCAAAAGAGTTTAAGCCTAAGATCAAGGCTTCTGTTGAGCTTTGGGCTAAGGAAGCACAGTCTAAAATAGCTGAAATTTTAAATCCGGGAATTCTAAAACAATTCAACAAAAAGAACATGCGTAGCTTAACTGCTGAAGAATACAATAAGGCAGAACAAATTAAATTTTCTATTTTATATTCTTTAGATTATCTCGAACCCATAACAGCAGAAACGATTCAAGTAATATTAAACGCAAAGTTGTCAAATGGTGTAATTGAGAAATGTGAAGAATGGATATCTGACGCTAAATCTGATATCAATAGAAAACTTAGTATTGAAGAAATTAGAAATATACGTGCTTCTTTCTATGCTGAACATTATACTACCGAAGGTAAATTTGCCTATAAAGACCTTTATACTGGAGAAATTTATTATTACTCCAGAAGGGGAGTTTATCGAAAAAATGGTAGATTGTTAGTGTTTGTGCAAAACCCGTAGGATATACTATGAGTAAAAAAATACAAGTCTATAAAGCTGAAAAAGACGCCGGTTTAGAAGATGTTATTATAGCAAATGCGTCTATAGCTTATGAGTCTCCCGTTCTATTGCCTGACAAGCCTGTTACTAAGAATGAATTAACGAAATTTCTTCCAGCTACAGTCTCTCTTGCAGCCAAAGACGATGACGATATTTATCATGTGTACTCAATTTTGGTCAGTACTTCATGGAATAAGAATGATGATGTTTTTGATAAAGATGAGGTGTGGGGATCTAAGGACACTCCCAAATATAAGCCTACAAATTTAGAACATGACGAACGACAGATAGTAGGTGGAATTATTGATAATTGGGCTGTTGATGAAAGTTTTAATATAATTAATGAAAATTTAGCCATTAAAGAACTTCCAGACCACTATCATATATTAGTGTCGTCTGTTATTTATAAACAATGGCAAGATCCAGCCTATCGTAAACGTGCTTTGGACCTTATAGAAAAAATTGAAGCTGGAGATAAATATGTCTCTATGGAGTGTATTTTTAATGGATTTGATTACGCGGTTATTGGTCCTGATAACAAACATCATGTTGTGGCTCGTAATAATGAAACCGCATTTTTAACGGAACACCTTAGAGCTTATGGTGGAACAGGTGCATATCAAAATCATCAGGTTGGTAGGCTTTTAAGAAATATAACCTTTAGTGGTAAAGGATTTGTTGATAGACCGGCTAATCCTGAAAGTATTATTTTTGATAAAGATAAAGTATTTGAATTTAATAGTGCTTCACTTTCGTGTAAAAATACCCTTTTTAATGAAAATGGTGTACTAACAAAAGTAGACAACTACAATCATTCTGATTTACAGGAGAGTACTAATATGTCTAACGAAATTTTAAGTGATCAAATCACTGATTTGAAATCTGCTCTGGATTCTGCTCAGGCAGAAAATAAAGAATTAGCTGACAAGCTCGGAGAAGCTAATGTCGAAAAATATGAGCAGAGCATTAAGGAGCAGGCCGAACAGCTTGCTGCTACAACTGAGCAAATTGAAACTTTAACTACGGAATTAGAAACTGCCCAAAAGAACATTTCTGAGCTGACTACTGCTTTAGAAGAAATGACAACAGATCGTAATGGTCTTGGTAGTAAAATTGCAGAGATGCAAGATGCTGAAAAAGCACGTTCTAGAAAAGCCATGCTAGTTGAGGCTGGTTTAACTGATGAGGAAGCAGAAGCTAAAATGGAAACGTTTGGTTCGCTTTCTGACGAACAGTTTACTGCTTTATCGGAAACTTTAGCTGCTTATACCGATGTTGAAAAGAAACAAAGCGATGATAAAAATGACGAAGCCGAAGCTTCTGTTGAAGTTGAAGCTGTTGACGAAACACAAGAAATTGCAGCTACCGAAGAGGTTGAGGCTAAAGTTGATGAAGAAGTTTTAGAAACTGTTCAGGCCGAAGACGCTACCCCACTTTCCGTTGAATCGGATGTAAGTGTTGGTTCTGACGAAGGTTTGGAGGTAGTTCGTGCCGGTCTTCAAGATTGGGTACAAACCGTTATTTTAGACAACAATAATTAATTAATCGGGAGAGACAAAATGGCTTTAAGACCAGATAGAGTTGAACATTTAACCGATCTTAGCTATTTCATGAACGAAACTGCTGAGCGAGGTATTGTAGTTATTCACGACACTGGAGGTTCCGGTGCCGCTATGGATGACTCAAGTGCATTAGTAAAGGCGCCCGCTGGAATTGCCACTACTGTTAGTGGTACTAATCCGGCTGGATTGTTATTAAACGATGTTGTTAACCTAGATCTTACCAGACAGCATATTAATTATGCTAAAGACGAAGTTCAAAAGGGAAGTAAGGTTCTCTTGCTTCGTCGTGGTACGGTTGTAACTGATCAGATTTCTGGCACTCCGACCATTGGTGCCGATGCTTACGTTACTCGTGTTGGTACTATTTCTGCAACGGCAATAGAGGGAGTTATGACTGTCTTTGATGGTACAATTCCTCGACCAATTACACCTAAAGTTGGTAGATTTCTTAGTACCTTAGATGCGGATGGTTTTGCCAAGGTTGAAATCAACATTACTTAATTAATAATATATAAAGGGAGAGATTACATGTCTACTAAAAAGTATTTTGAACCTACTCCAGAAATGAACGAGCTTCTTACCAGAGCTGGTTCTATGAATCGAGAGGAATCTCTTGCAGCTACTCGTGAGTTAGCGAAAGCACTAGAGCTTCCTCTTCGCAAGGGCGTTATGAGTGGAGATATTCTTGATGGTGTATTTGAGGCGATTACTTTAGCGCCCGGTGCTACCTCGGAATTTCCGCTCGATTTCTTAGCGCCCGGTACTGAAAAGGAATTTGTGGCTTACACAATTCCTAATCATGGTCGTATTCCAGAGCGACACGTAGAAGGTGACTATGTCATGGTTCCGACATATGACGTTGGTGCCTCAATTGACTGGTTGCTTAAATATGCCCGTGATGCAAGGTGGGATGTTGTTGGGCGTGCTATGGATGTCCTTCAAGGTCAGTTCACTAAGAAAATGAACGACGATGGATGGCACACCCTGATCTCTGCTGGTGCTGATCGCAACGTTATGATTTACGATGCAGATGCCTCCGCTGGTCAGTTCAGCAAGAGACTGGTTTCTCTCCTGAAAGTTATTATGAGACGAAACGGAGGAGGTAATTCCACCTCAATTAATCGTGGTGAGTTGACTGATCTTTATCTTAGCCCTGAAGGTATCGAAGATATTCGTAACTGGGGTGTGGATGAAGTTGATCCAACAACTCGACGCGAACTTATCGTTAGCGATAGTGGCTTGTTGACGCGCATTTTCAATGTAAACCTTCATACTTTAGATGAGCTTGGAGAAAGTCAAGAGTATCAGAATTTCTATAGTTCTGATCTTTCTGGTTCATTCCCCAGTAGTAAAACCGAATTGGTAGTTGGTCTTGACCTTCGGAATAGCGATAGTTTCGTTATGCCGGTTCGTGCTCCTGTAGAGGTTTTCGAAGACGATACTCTGCATCGTCAAAGACGCGCAGGACTATACGGATGGGGTGAGCATGGCTTTGCTGTACTTGATACCAGACGTGTCTTGCTAGGAGCTTTCTAAACTACGTTAACTAAATTTGGAAAACGGGATATTTATCCGGTGGTGGCACTCGCTGCCACCGGATTTTTTCTTACAGTTTTTTATATTAAAGGAAGGGTAAGTAATGGCAACTTTTGCAATTGAAATTCCTGATGAACAGGTAGAGCGAATACTAACGGCTTTATGTGCTAACTATCAATATAATGCAACAGTTTCAGATCCTAATTCTGATAATCCGCAGGATAGTATAGATAATCCACAAACTCCGTATCAGTTTGCTAATGAAATAGTACGAAAATATTTGGTAGAAAATACTGTATCTTATGAAGCAAAATTAGCTAGACAACAGGCTATGAACAGTCTTGATGCTGCTCCCGTGATTACAGATCCGGCTATATAGTTTTAATTTAATCGAGGGAGATTAAATCATGGGTGATATAGTGTTTTTAGATCGTGCCAAGGAGAATAGCTCCACCGTTGGCACCGGTCCCATTGCTTTAGGAGGAGCTACAAGTGGATGTGTTGTTCTCTCTGGTATTGGCAATGGAAATACTACTTATTATACTATCGAAGAAGGTATTACTTTTGAGGTAGGCAAGGGCACATACAATTCTAGTGCTAATACTTTATCAAGAGATACGGTATTTACAAGTTCTAATAGCGATGACAGTAAACTTACTTTAGTTGGTGATTCTACTGTGTTTGTTACTCTTCCCGCTACCATTATGTCGCCATTAAGATCGGGTGCTGATGGAAATTTTGATTCTATTACTTTTGGTGATGGTACATCTCAAATCACATCTCCTACCGGTGATATTGCTACTGTTTCAGGATTGACTGTCACTAATGTGACTAATATAGCATCTACAGGAGCGACTAACGCTACTGCGATTGCAACGAACGTTACCAATATTGCGACTAACGTTACGAATATTGCTGCTACAGGAGCGACGAATGCTGCTAATATTACAACAGTTTCTGGGCTCGTACAAACCTATACTGCTGGAACTGGCTTAACTCTTGTTGGAACAGAATTTAATACAGCTAATACTGGCAATTTTGATGCTATAACATTTTCGGATGCTATAGATCTTATCACGCCAACCAATACTGGAACAATTAAAATTGGAAATGCTGTTGGAAGCGGCACTCAGTCAGGAATGCAGTATATTGGTGGAAGGCAGACAAGTAATGGCTTGAATAAGAACGCATGGTTGTATCTTGGTGGTGGAAGTAGACCACTTTCTATAAATTCTTATCAGGGAGATCTCTTTACGTATCAGGTTGGAGACCGCGTGATGCATACCGGAGATGGTGCTGGCGGTGGAAGTTTTGGGTATATATGTAACTACAACGATCCCGGTGGTGGACGCGATTTAGATTCACAATATTGGACCAGAGAAGACTCTCTCAAAAACCCTGCCATTATCAAGGCCGACCTTGAAAATAAAATGATGGTAATTGGTGACACAGATGGAAATATGGATAATTATCCATCTGGTACTACTGTTACAATAGTGCCAAAGAGTCAAGTAGATACCGCTTTGGTTATACGACCCCCGTTACCATCATCGGGTGGAGGAACGGGAGTTCCAGATACAGCGGGCGCTGGCGCCGTAAATTATGTACCCAATTTAACTGAGTGGTATAGTACAACTGGAAGTTTATCCGCTTGGATGAGATCCAATGGGATTTTATATTGTTCTGGTGTGCGGCTCGTTGGTGGGGTTGACCAGTTTGGTTTTCCAATACTCGGACAAGGAGGAAGTCTTAGAGTTGATAATGTTGGTGCAACTTCTTCTCTTGAAATTAAAGGTGGTTCCAATGTAGGAATTCACTTTTCTGATTCAACTGTAATGGATACTTCTCCCACAGGCGACATTTCGATTGTTTCTGGAATGGCAACTGCTGGTGGTACGGTGAGTAATATTCAATTTAACGCTGGAACTGGAATTGAGTCTGGTTCTTTTTCAGGATCAACTCAGTTATCTTTTATAGAATCAGACACATACGGAAGTCATCTTTTATTTAGTGGAAATCCAATATCATCTTATAGTCATTCAGGATATGGAAATATTATTTCTATTGGGCATGGAGCTGGAAGCGGAGCTGTATCGGACCATAATCTGTTTATTGGTAAGGACGCTGGAACTGGAACCATTGGTTCTGATACTATCTTTATAGGTTCTTCTGGATTGATGTCTAGTGATGTTGGCTTAACTGAAGGCGTTGTTAGTATAGGTTCAAATACTAGACCAAATTCGACATCTACTATAGTTGGAAAGGTTGACTCATCTCTTGCAGATGCATCACTTAGGCAAGGTGGTGCAGGAGCTGTGGCTATAGGTCATAATGCTCTAAGAAATTCAAGAGGTGATTATGCTATTGCTATAGGTGAAAATTCAGCATCTACAGCGGGTACATCGGGCAAATATACCGTATCTATAGGCGGCACCACCTATTTAAGAGGTGACTATGGAGTGTCTGTTGGTGGATACTCTTCTGCATTGCTTACTGCGGTAAATTCTTCATATTATACAGCTTTAGGTTATGGAGCATCGGCGGGTAAAAGTGGGGTAGCATTAGGTTATTATGCATCGGCTCCAGCAGGTGCGTATGTATTAGCTAATGGTTCGGCTACGGCAAATATAGGATTGTCAGGTATTTTTGGATCTCAACTATATATTAATGGTAAGCTGGGTGTTAATGAAGTAGCTCCAGATGCCACACTAGCAATTGCAAGCACAACAGCTTCAGAGAATGTTGTAGAGATACAGGGAGCGGTAACTCAGTTAGGCTATCTTACCGTGTGGACAAACTCATCGCTAACTACTTTGGCAGGTATAGGTAATGACGGTACATTTCATTCCTATGGGGGAGATGTTGATTTACATAATGATGGCCGACTTTTGTTTAACAAAGAAATTAGGATTGGTGATTATGCTGGTTCTACGGGAAATGATACCGACCGTAGTATTTATATAGGGAATTATGCTGGTAGTGGTAGTTATGAGGTTGCTCGTGATAATGTTGTAATCGGTTCTTATGCTGGAACGGGAATCTCTTCGCGATTTACTACTTTAATAGGTAATTATGCGGGTAGGAGCTTAGGAACTGGTAGCTTTAGTTCTTTAGAGGGTTCTGATTATTCTACATACGTTGGATATCTTGCTGGAAAATTTGCAACTGGTATTAATGGTGTTGGTCTTGGCACTAGCGCAGGAAGCAACTTTGAAGGTAGGGATAGTGTTCACATTGGAGCTAATGCGGGAGCTTATGGGAGTGGGGCGTGGCAAGTCAATCTAGGCTCAAGCGCTGGAGGCGGCGCTGATTCAAGTGCGAACTATGCAATTAATATAGGTTATGGTGCTGGAATATTATCAACCGGAGATAACACTATATTTATAGGAAAATATGCAGGTAAAACTATTAGTGGTGATGATAATATCGAGATAGTTACTGACGGAGCAAACCCAAGTATTATTGGAGTTAATAGTAATAAGCTACATATTCAAAATGTTCTTGTAGGTGATACTTCAGCTAAAAAATTGGCCATTGGGAATGTAGGAGCGTCAGATCTATCTCCTGATGCAACCCTAGAAGTTAAGCCAAATGCTAATTCAGATGTTGGTTTTATTGTGCAAGGAGCATCTAGTCAGACAGCAAATTTAACAGAGTGGCAAGATAGTTCTGAAACTATTTTAGCAAGCGTAACGGCTGATGGGGCTGTCTCTGCAAGTGGAGCTATAACAGCGGCCACTGGTGTTGCACTTCAGCGTAATACTCCCGCTAGTACAACTGACAAGCTATATAATGTTGGTGGTGCGCTTTACTTTAATGGATCTGCCGTTGATGGTGACACAACTTATACGGCAGGAAGTGGTCTTCAACTAAATGGCACAACGTTTGATGCTTTAACCGCGACTACTTCTGCTAGCGGTATAATACAGTTACAAGATTCGGCTACAGATGGAACAATAGATAGGGCAATTACTCCTAATGCTGTATACGACATATCCGGTGTTTTAGCTGCGGACGTTGCAAGTACAGGAACAACTAACGCTGCTGCTATCGCAACGAACGTTACCAACATTGCAACCAACGTTACGAACATAGCTTCTACTGGTGCAACGAATGCTGCTGCTATCGCAACGAACACGACCAACATTGCGTCTACTGGTGCAACGAATGCTGCTGCTATCGCAACGAACACGACCAACATTGCGTCTACTGGTGCGACGAACGCTGCTGCGATTGCAACGAATACGACCAACATTGCGTCTACTGGTGCGACGAACGCTGCTGCGATTGCAACGAATACGACCAACATTGCGTCTACTGGTGCATCTAATTATAACCTTCTCAGAAGCTATATCGATACTTCCGATAATGCTACATTCAACAATCTTATCGCCCAAGGTAATTTGACAGTAAGTGGAACTTTAACTTATCTAGACAGTACTACCGTAACTATTGCCGACAAACAATTAGAATTGGCTTCTAACAGCGGTACTCCTATTGGAAATGACTCCGCAGTGAATGATGGCGGAATTGTTGTAAAATCTACTGATAGTGATAAGAAATGGACTTGGTTAGATGCTACAGATGCTTGGCATTCTACTGAAAATATTAGCCTTGCATCTTCTAAGTCATTGATTTTCGGAGACAGTACCACACAAGCTACATCGGCCACTGGTGAGATTAGCATAGTGTCTGGTTTGACGGTTACTAATGCGACTAATATAGCATCAACAGGTGCGACGAACGCTGCTGCTGCCGCAACGAACGCAACTAACATAGCGACTAACGTTACGAACATCGTTGCTACAGGAGCTACTAATGCTGCTGCTGCCGCAACGAACGCAACTAACATAGCGACTAATGTTACGAACATCGCTGCCACTGGAGCAACGAACGCTGCTGCTATCACAACGAACAC